ACGTCACGTGTTTCACGGTAGAATAAATCGTGGTTGCCTAGAATAACATAAACTTTTTCAAATGCCGCACTAAGTCTACGAAGACCAGCAAGACTGTATTTCATTGTTGATATGTTTAGACTTGACCGATTATGATGCCAGTCGCCTAAGAATATACAAGTTTCGCAATCTCTTTTCTTTGCGTCCTCGATAAACCAATCAACGAAATCTAAACAATCTTCGTTGTGTTGTTTCGCATTGTTCTTCATACCCCAATGGATATCTGTAAAACATGCGGCTTTTTTGAATAGATTATTAGTCATTGTCGGCATAAATCTCTTTAATGGTTTCTGTTGGAATAGCATCGTCTGTAATTTTTGTTTTTACGACTTTCTGCCAACGCTCCTGAGATTTCATTTCGTGTGCCAATTGTCTTGTCCAACTTGGCGCCTGTCCTGCTTTTTCGAGCAAGTCATCACGTATGCCTTGATTTTTCTTTTCTATGTTAAGAACACGAGTGAATGAATTGTTCACTACTGTTGTGTAGTAAGCAAATGGATTATCACTCTTGTCTTCGTTAAATTGTAATCCAATTTGTGCTAATTGTAGCAACGCTTGACCACGCATCTCATCGATGTATGTGTATCCACGCCAATTAGAACGCTGAGAGTATCTTTCTACTAGTTTGATATACATTGTCGCCAAAATAGCAGTAATCTTACCAGCACCTAAATCAAATTCTTTATCTTTGTTATAGTGTGAGATACCCACTTCGTTGATTTTTCCATCTACAAATGTATAGTGCTTGAACGCTGGAAATGGCAATTTTACTTTACGGTCAGCAACAGTTTTAGGATTGGCTTTGCGTCCAGGTTCATCTGGTATATGCTCAAATGTCATTACACGAAATACAATTTCATCTTCGGTAAAAGAAGTAGGGTCAACTTCAAAGTCAACTTGTTTCTTTTTCTTGTCTTCGTTTGCATCCCAAGCCAATTTTTGTAATCGTTTTGCTTTGTTTTGTCTTGCCTGTTCTACAGAATCAGCGATTTCTTTAGTTGAATACAGAATAATATCATGCTGATGGTGTTTGTCCCTATCTTCAAACCAAGAATAGTTTGACTTAGAAATATGTATTTGTTTCAACATATCCTTGTTATTTAAATAGTTTTGTCTTCTTGCCATAGTGTATTTCTCCTAATTTAATACCAATTATAACACATATAGTTGACCTATGTCAAGTGTTAATACATTATATATAGAAAAAATGCACAAATACCAAAAGTTCGTAGATAATACAACGATAAATACTGTTATAATGATTTAGGAGTAAAGTTATGGCAACCCCATATTATACAAAACAACCAGTATATCTGAAAGACCCGAGTGGTAGATTCTCTAATATTTTGAGAAGCAGTGAACCATTAGTGGGTGATGCCGCTAAAAGGGCAATGAGGACTAACAAAGACACAATATTGAATTTTCCTTTTACTCCTACAATATCAGTAATTCAAAGTGCAAACTATAATCAATATGATTTTGACCATTCAAACTTTCAACAACGAACATTTGTTAGTCATTCGAACATGGATTTAAACGTCACTGCACCAATGCTTGTCAGAAGTGAAGAAGAGGCAGAATATGTTTATAATGCCGCAGTGTGGCTTAGAAGTACAATGAAAATGTCATGGAAAAATGATGACAATCCTGGTTTGCCACCGCCTATTTTGCGTTTCTATTCTCATGGAATATATGAGAATGTTCCGTGTGTCGTTAGAGACTTTACTTGGAACTTAGATGCTGACATAGATTATGTTGAAACCGCAGGTGGTATGAGAGTACCAGTTATGAACACATTTGTTCTATCATTATCTGTTACACATTCTCCTAAAAGTATAAGAGAATTTAGTGTTAAAGACTATCTTGCAGGAAATTTAAAGGACCAAGGTTATGTATAAAGAAAACTCGCCATGGAATAAAACTTCAATAATCGATAATACTGTATTAGACATTATGAACAAGAGAATTTTATTTCCTGACCCAAACGATGAGGTATATGTCATACCACAAGAGTTTGATGAAAGACCTGATTTGTGTAGTTATGAAATGTATGGAACTGCAAAGTACTGGTGGATTTTTGCCGTAAGAAACTCTAATGATATCGAAGACCCGATTAGAGACTTCTCAGCAGGAAAAACTATTAGACTACCAACAATAGAAAATATTGAGAATATGGTGTAATTAACATGAGTGGTTTAAAAAAGTTAGCAGAACAATACAACTATCTTTATAATGAATTAGATGAATTTGATTCTTACACTTATTCATTAGAATGGTTTGTTGCTGACAAGAAAAGTACTAGAGAGTTTCAATTACAAGAGGCAGCATTAGCAAAGACTATTGCTAATAATGGTTGGCCGACGACCACAGATAACGTAATCACAATAGCAAAAACTGGATATACAACAGAATTCAATGTAACTGATTTAACAGTTGAGGCTGTTGGTGTTGGAAATTCTAATTATAGTAAAATAGCAGGTACAGCCACTAAACTAGAATTCACTTGTACACAAGTTGGAAATACTAGTCTAGCAGAAACCCTACAGACTGCGGTAGCATTATGTGGATATGTTTCTATATCAGATGCTTCTTACTTTATGAAGATTAATTTTATAGGTTACGCAAACGGTGTACCAAAAACTTTAAATCAGACAAAAGTTATTCCATTCAAAATCAGAGACTACCAAAATATAAACACATCCACAGATGTTAGAGGAACTACTACTGTTCTAAATGGTACAGTTCTTGCTGATACTGTTGTAATGAATTCAGATGTTTCATTGTCCGAATTTAAGTTTACCTACAATAGAGATAAAACACTAGAGAAATGTTTGAACAACTTTTTTAAGATGCTAAACACCGAAATACATGAAAATAATAACACACAATTAGGTTCTAATCTTAAACATTCTTACAAGTACACATTTTCAGAAAAGTTCAAACGTGAATTTGGCTCAGGAAGTATGGAAGGTATTGACGATAACGTACAAAAAGACATGACACCAAAGGGCACAAATGATGCAGTTGAAATAGGTACAGTTAAGTCAGGTCAGGCTATTTACTCTACGATAGAAGAAATATGTCACGTTTCTGAAAAACTTAGAAATGAAATGATAACAGATAACGCAGGATATACTAAAGTTCTGAATATTACTCCTTATATTGTATTAAAAGAAAATGGATTTAATCCAATAAAAGGTACACAATCATATGAGGTAGAATATTTTATTGACTATACCCTTAGACTAGTTGAACAAAATATGCCAGATTATTTTACAAAGACAAAAAATAATGAGAAAAATACTAGAAAGATATTTGATGACGGACATGTTAACAAATATTATAATTTCTTATTCACTGGTAAAAATGACCAAATCATAGATTTTAATATCTCATTAGATGCAGAATTGATAAAAGTCTTTACATCTCCAAATGATGTATGGTCATATGAAGATTATAAGAAAAATAATGACACTAGTGTTTTTATAACAAAAGAACAAGAGGCTTTAATAGAGAAAGCACAAGCAGACTTTGAAGAATCAAGTAGAGTGTTCAGTGAAAAAGAAGTTAGTTTTAATGCAATCAATACTCGAAATAAGGATTTTGTAGATGACTCTAAAACAAAAATCTTATCAGAGATAGCGAATTCGACAGACGAAATGTCAGCACAAGATGTTGAAGATAAATTCGGTGAGTATACATTAGAAGAAATTTTTAGAGAGTTTGGAATTAAAGAACCGCCTGCAGTAGAGGTTCAGCAATCTGGTAGAAAAGGTCCAAATCCTAAGAGACTTAGAATGATTGGAGATTTAGACGTACAAAAAATATGGGCTAACAAAAAATCACTTGACTTTGCAATTAAAAAAGCACGTGAGGCATATGAAGCGGCTAAGACAAATAAAACTACATTAAACAATGCATTTATTGGACTTCAGGAAGATGTCTATGCTAATCAACTTACTCAATTTTCACCAGATACTCAAATAAATGAGAGTGACAATGTTTTCAGAGATATTAGAAGATTTCGCGGCCCACAAATCATATTAGCAGAAGAATTGGGCGATAATTATATCACCACTACGACTGGCGAAGAATTTAAAAATATTCTTAAAGCACAGATGCAGAACCCTATAACATTTCAAAGGCTGATACAAAAGAAATCAAAAGGCGGAATAACAACTCATAGTGAGGCAGAACCAACTGACTTGGCCCTTGCTAAAGAAAAGTACTATGAAACAAAAGCAGGCAGACTAAGTATGATTTACGCCCAGATGACTATTAAGGGTGACCCTTATTGGTTAGAAGGACATATGCCACCAAAAACAAAAGATAAGATATACAACAGCACCGGAAAAGATGAAGGCGCAATCGGATGGGCAGCCACAACATTTAATGGTTATCCTCATCTAGTTTTAGAATCTAATAAATCAAGTGGAGTAGACGAAAACGAAAATGTTAAAATAACTGGATTGGTAATGAGCCTTTATGCAGTTAGGTCTATAACAAGTTCTTTCAGCCAAGGAGTCTTTACTCAAGTATTAGATATGGTTAAAAACTCATCAGCAGAGTTTTTTCCAAAAACTGACGTTGAAGTTGTTGAAGAATTAGGTGATGGAGATGGAGCAATACGAGTAGTAGCAGGCACAGGCGCTGAAGGACCAGCCGGTGGTGCTGGTAACGGTAATGGTAATCTATCTGAAACTGGTACAACAAAAGTGCCTCTTACCGCTGACCAACAACTTGCAGTAGATATGGCTTTATCAAATCATATGGAGAGAAATGATGGGTTCCCATTAGGTGGTGCTTATGGACTAGGAGTCAATAAAACTCCAAGTGATAATACATTTAAAAAGTTCGTGGGTGACGCATTCACTACTATTGGCGAAACTGTTAGTGGTATATTCACTGAAGACCCAGAAGAAGTTGCGGAAGATATGATTGAAAATTCCGATGAACAGATGGAAATACTTGATGAAGTTAATAATCCAACAGTAGAAGTGAATCCAACACAAAAACTAGGACAAATAAATCCAGACCTGCAACTCTTAGATAATACGAATCGTCAAAATCAAGCATTATTTTATTTAGAAAATGTTAAAGATATGAGAGCCGAATGTGCAGGTGGCAACCAGGCTGTATGTACACAACTACATAAAACTAAAGCAGATTTACTAGCAACGCTTCCTCTAAATTTAACAGAAGCCGATGTTGGAAATCCAGCAACTATTACAGCAGTAGAAGATTATTTTAATGGAGTTATCGCTGATGGTGATACAAACGCAGACTTTAATCTTGGTTTACATGAGATAGCGGCATACGAGTATGCTCTTGGTGGAAAAATGTCCATAACTGGAAAAGATGACCAAGAGTTTCAGATTGACAGAATCGCAAAGAGTTTCTATGGAGAAAGAAACGCAGAAATAATAGTAGAAGAATTACAAAATGAAGAAATTGGCGAGTTGTGGTCATCAGTAGGACACAATGCTTTAATAAATGGCAAATCATCATTTGTTAACAGTGAGATGCCAGCAGTTGATATTGGTAATGTATCTGATAATAGTGATATAATAAACGAATCTGTAAATGAAGCAAGGGTTTTTAATCCAGAGACAAGAAGACTTGAAATAGAAAAGATACAAACTGGAACTCTAACAGCGACAGAAACACAAGATGTTAAGACGTTGAATGAAGAGATTAATAGTGTAATCAATGAGGCTATTGAAACATATCCAACAACGTGGCCGAGAGACTTCACGGGACAAGTTTTAGAAAAGAAACAAGAAGAGTGGTTTGAAAACAGTGCGACAGTCTTAGATGAAAAGATAAAAGAAGCAGGAATAACAGTATCTGAGGCCGAAAGAACAGAGATGCTTCAAAAGATTGCTGAAAAGATTAGCAATGAAGGCAGAATAAGTGTACTGTCAGACACAGAATTTAAAAAAGTTGAGGGGTATGCAACAGCAATTAATACTATTAATAATAACTCTAAATTGGGTAACAGAGGAGTAGTAGCCGAAACAGTTATAGCAAACGAAACAGTCACTGAAATAGCAACATTAAAAAGTGAGCATGAAAATCTTGTGGCAAACATGTATCCCAATTTGGATCCTGTCACACTTAAAGCAGACATGGACAGAAAAAGAGAAATAGAATTACAAATTGCTGAAAAAGAATTAGCATTATCGGTTGAAAGTGCATCATATATAAGAACTATACCAGGAGAAGCAGGCACATATACGCATGTTCCAATAATGGAACCTGTTAATAGTGGAGTTACTTCGGCAGAACGTTCATTTTTGAAACAAGAATCTACTGGTGAATTTGTTCTTATTCCACCATCCGATGCCACAAGTGACCAGTTAGCAATGTATAATGCAACTACAAATCAAGCAGAGCAAATAAATCAAGCAAATGCGATATACGATGCTATGACTCAAAATGTACCACGATTTACGGGTACAGATGACTTTGGTCCATATGAAGTAAATGATTACAATAATTTAGCAGATATATCATATGTAGATGCAAATGGTGATACTCAGACAATTAAAAATCCTAGTAACGAATTTGGACTATATACAAATAGTTATGATGAAATGTATCCTGGTGTTATTGCAGACCACGAGACATTGATGCAAGATATTGCAAAATTGTTTCCTGATGTTTATGCCGAAACGCCATCACCACCATCAACTTCAGATGGCGGACCGCTAAAGGTTATAATGACTGTACCAAAGTTTTATATAAAAGATAAAAGAGAATAATTGACATGGCAGATAATACATTAAAACAATCACAAGATGAACAACATGCTAAAATGGCAAACCCAATGGTTCCTAAGTTGGGCAATATATACAAAGCAATTACAGTCACAGAAACACCTTCTGGCGAATCACTAATTGACCCTATGGGACAAGGAAGAATTGCGGCATATATTCCAGCATTAGGAGAAAGTCCTGATAATCCAACGATATTCAAACTTGCAAGAAGTTCATCTATATTTAATGTTCCAGATAAAACGGGAATAACTGTGCTTGTCTTTTTTGCAGATATTGATTCTACTAAAGACGCATATTGGTTTGCTATCGATAACCCAGTAGTAGATATAGTTGCTGGTGGTCCTTTAGGAAATCCACAAGTTGATGGCAGTGGTATAGGCGAAGGTGCTTATGCGGATGTTTCTGTTATGAAAGATTTTACAAAAGTAACAGATACAGAAGTAGACGGTGCTGAACTTCCCAACTCAGCGTTCAATAAAATACTTGCTGACCAAGGCACGTTGTCCGATGAACATAGAGGACCAACAACGACAAGTTCTTACAGAGATGCGGCATATGAGACAGTGCAACATGCAAAAGTTATGGGTTTCAAAACATCTGGTGGTTCATCTGTTTCTATAGATGACGGAAGTATTGCAGATGACGGTACAATTCATGCAGAACAAATAAAGATAACAACATCTTCTGGTGCGGCAATCACATGTGATGGCGGCAACGACTTTATTTACATAGTGAATAGTACTGGTTCTGGATGGGTAGAAATCGGTGCTGGTGGTGAAGTCATGGTGTATGCTGAAGGCTCTTTAAACATGAGAACTCAAAAAGATTTTAACTTACGAGCGGACAAAAATATAAACATGGAAGCCGGAGAAGATATAAACATTCGTAGTTTCCGTAATACTAAAATTAACACAGATAAAGAACTACATTTAAGAAGTACAGGAACACAGTTCTTACAAAGTGAAGCAGGAATGAATATTAATGTTGGTGTTAATTGTGTTGTATCAACTTATGGAGTATTGCATCTAAACGGACCATTAGCACCAGAATCAGAACTTATCTTAACTAGTGATATGCCAGATATAGAAGACTTAGAAGCAACAGAACTTAAAAAAACAATTGTATCTGAACTGCCAACACATGAACCTTTTATTAGACCACATGCTAAAGACCCAGACACAAGTAATTTTGCAAAATTAATGGCTAGTGATGATGGCTTAGATAAATCAGGATTAACAAAATGATATACGATAAACGTCCCGGCTCATTACTAAATTACATACAAATGCCATTAAATGTCATAACGGACAATGGTACTTTCTTAGGAACGGGATACCACGAGAATGGTAATCCAACTTATATACTATCGCATATAAGAGTACAAGTTAGTAATATTAATGATTTGACTTTTTCGCCTGTGAGTAAAAATGCTATTATACTTGATAACAAACCATCACTCACTGTTAAAGATAATATAGTTGGATATAATTATAAAATTTCAGATACTGAAGTTGATTATGGATATATCACTGTTGCTTCTACTCGTGTAGATATTTCTGTTGGTAAAATAACAAAAGGCATGGCAGAGTTTATCTTAGAAAAACAATTAAGAAACATAGGTAATGTATTAGAGAAATTCATTACTGTAAAGATTTCACAGCCACAATATGATGCGTTATTGTATCACTTTTACTATGAAGGTGTTAGCACTATAGAAACTAGTCCAATTATAAAACTTATAAATGAAAAAGATTGGTACTCAATCACAGATGAAATTCAAAGCAATATAAAGAAGAATGGCAAAGTAGATACTAAACTAGCACAAAGAAAAATGAAAACTTCAAAAATGTTTAGTAACGTTCCTGGATTCTAACGCTTATCTATAACTTTATCTGCTAGTCCAAAAGCAACAGTTTCTTCAGCAGACATAAAGTTGTCTCGCTCCATCGCTTCAGTCAACTCTTCGAATGTTTTTCCAGCAGTATTATGTGAAACATATATTCCAGTTAGTCTTTCTTTCATCTTAAGAATTTCTTTTACTTGAATTTCCATATCAGTTGCTTGTCCACCAGCACCACCGCTTGGTTGATGAATCATTGTGCGACTATTCGGTAATACATATCTTTTGTCTTTAGCACCTGCTTGAGCAAGTAGTGAACCCATAGAACACGCTTGACCCATCACAGTAGTTGATACTGGAGATGAAATAAACTGCATAGTATCATATATTGCCATGCCAGAAGTCACTGCACCACCGGGTGAATTGATATAGAAATGAATATCTTTTTCTGAATTTTCTGCTTCTAAGAACAACAACTGGGCACAAATCAAGTCTGCCTGATAGTCATTTACTTCACTTGTCAGAAATATAACTCTTTCTTTCAGCAAACGAGAGAAAATATCATAACTACGCTCTCCACTTGTTGACTGGTCAACGACC